TTCAAATCTGACGCAAAGCAGCACGCATTGCAGCAGGCACCGAAAGAAGCCTGTGGCGTTTTAGTCAATGGTCAGTATTGGCGTTGTCGGAACATCGCTGACGATCCAGAACAAGATTTCGTCATCAACCCCTCTGACTATGCAGCCGCTGCGTTGTTCGGAACGGTTGAAGCTGTCGTCCATTCGCACCCGATGGGCGGTCGCGCTAGCCAAGCTGACATCAAGGCTTGCAAAGGGACGAAAGTCCCGTGGCACATCTATTCAATGCCTGAGGACCAATGGTCAACTATCAACCCCTGCTAGGCAGGCAATGGAACTATGGGGTGTGCGACTGCTTCACGCTGGTGCGTGACTATTTTGCGCTGGAGGGCGTCCGGTTGCCGGACTTTGCACGGCCTGAGGATTTAGAAACATGCGACAGCATTTTTCTGGAGCAGGCAGAGCGTGTTGGCTTTGTGCGGGTTGATTTTGCTAGTCGCTTGCCTGGCGATCTTTTGGTCCTGAAGTTAGGGACGAAGGCGCCAATGCACGGCGCAATCTTGTTGTCAGACGAACGAATCTTGCACCAGCGCCAAGACTCCCTAAGTGCAATCGAACCATTCGGGCGATACTATGCTTCTAGGGTCGCAGCGGTCTTTCGCTATGCAGCAGACCGTTCGGCTGCTAGGTGAACTGGGGGAACGGTACGGCGCAGAGCACCAGTACCACGATCTGCAGTCGCCTGCTCAGGCGCTGAAACTGCTGTGCATCAACTTCCCAAAGCTGCAGGATGAACTGATCCATGCCCACGAGCAGGGCATTGGGTACAAAGTGATTCAGGCAGGTTTGGAGCTGAACTATGACGACCTGGCTCTGCCGTTTGGCAAGAACGATTTGATTTTGACGCCTGTTATTGCAGGTAGTGGCGGTGCAGGGCGGATATTGGCTGGCGCTGGATTGATTGCAGCATCGTTTTTGTTCCCTGGTGCTGGATTGTTTGGAGCGGGCAAAGGCATTGCTTTATTCGCTGGCGTGTCTGCGAAGGTCGGCACAGCAATTAGTGCTATTGGTGCGGGCTTAGTGCTGGGTGGCGTCTCGGACATACTTTCACCGCAACCTCAACTGCCATCGTTTGATGGCTTTGATGGATCGCAACGGTTTAACAACCTTGGCGTAGGCGATCGGCAAATCGGCGTCAGTGCTGGTCAGTCTTATGCCTACAACGGCCCTGCCAATGTCGTTGGCGTTGGAACGACTATCCCCGTTGCTTATGGCACGGTGCTAGTTGGCGGCGCATTGTTGTCTGCACGAATTGAAGTAACGAACACCGGCTCTGATCCTGACAACGATGATGTTCTCAACTCTTCTGTTTTAACTCCTGGCCCAGACACCGTGAGGGTCGCTGGGGAAAAACTAACAACAGAGTTTGTAGAGGTCGGCGGTGGTGAGCTACAGCTGAGTGAGATCCTTATTACAGACAGCAATCAGAATAATTTCAAAAAACATTTCAACACAACGATTCCGCTTAAAAAAGGGCAAGAGCAGCTATTCGAGATTCCAGAATATCGAACCAATCAAAAAGACAAGATTGACATTATCTTCCGGCTTCAGGATGGTTTGTTCAATCGCATCGGCGGAGCTAATTCAACCAAAACGGTTGGCAGCATCACCTATGACATAGAGGTCTTTACAAAAAGGGTTGAAGATGCCAAAAGGATTCACTTCTCGCGCACAACAATTTCAGGGCTTATCAACGCAACTGACTTCAACGCGGACCTAGCAACTCGTCAAAATCAGAAATACAGATACAGGCATCGAGTCAAAGGCATAGGCGTTGACAATGAGGAAAAGTTCTTTGTCAAGGTTACGATCCACGACTTTGAGGCTTTCCTTGGGGACACCCGTCCACCCAGCCTGAAAGTCCATGCCGTCGGACTTAACATGTAGCCATGCCTCTTAATTCAACGTCTGTTATCAAGCTGGTTGACCTCCTTTGCGAGGGTCCGATTGGTGGTCTTGAACAGGGCCAAGAAGGCATCTTCCTGAATGAGACTGCTGTCAAGAACGGGGACTTTTTTAACTTTGGCAATAAAAACGTTGGGGCAGAGCTTGTAAAAGGTGCCGCCACTCAACGCAGGCTTGATCAATTCAACGATGGCGTCTCAAATATCGTCGCTGTTAATGCTGAGGTTGGTGAAAACTACAGAGAAGACACAGACGCAAACAACGCAGTAATTGAACGTTTCTACGGGCAAGGTCGCGACGTTCGAGCAATTACAGATACGGACGTTGAAGAGTTCCAGCTGCTGTTCACTATTCCGCGCCTGTTCTCGACCTCAATGGAGGGCCTTTCTAGGGGCCAGCTTTTTAATGCACAGATCGTGCTTGACGTTTCTGTTCAGTCGCAGGGCAGCGCATTTAACGTTGTCTACGACAAAAAGATTGCCGGCATTGCGCTATCGGACTACCAATTTATTACGCCAAAAATTAAGCTAACTGGTACGGGACCATGGAACATCAGGGTTAGAAAATATCCACACACTAAACTTCCCGATAACGGGGAAGAGCTTTTTGAAGTTAAGTTCACAAATTTTGTAGATATTCCGGAAACAACACCGCTCGCCAATGGTCGCGGCAACCAGCTGATTTGGACGAGCATTATTGAGCACCAGCCATTGCGCGTGAACTATCGCTATTCAGCGATGGTTGGCCTTGACTTGTCCACTGTCCAGTTTGAAAGCCTGCCAAGCCGCGCATACAAAGTTAGAGGCAAAGAGATTTCTGTCCCTTCAAATGCTGTTCTGCGAGAAGACGGCAGCCTTGACCTGCAAGGCAGTTTTGATGGAACGACGAAAGTTGCATTTAGTTCTTGCCCTGTCTGCTGCTTCCGCGACATGCTCGTCAATGCCCGTTATGGGGCGGGCGACTTTGTAGATGAAACCCAAGTCAGCTGGGTCGATCTTTACCCGTTGATTCAGTATTCAAACCAACTCGTAACCAATCCAGACGGAACACAAGAGCCGCGTTTTTCGTGCAACACCGTCATTGGCGGTCAGGCTTCTGCGTTCAACGTTCTGCAGGATCTCGCCAGCGTGTTTCGCGGGATGCTGTTTTGGCGAAATAACGCGATTGAGGCAACCGCTGACCACGGCAATCTTGATGGAACGGATGTTGTCCCTGTCCATCTCTATTCAAACAGCAACGTTATCAATGGGGCCTTTAACTATTCAGGCAGTTCCCTGAAAACACGCAGCACTAGCATCCGCGTCCGCTACAACGACCCAGACAATTTCTATAAGCCGAACGTTGTTGTTGTCGAAGACTCTGAGCTGATTAGCAAGTATGGCTATCAGGTCAAAGACATTGTTGGCTTTGGTATTACGTCCAAGTATCAAGCGCAGCGTCTGGGCCGTTGGATGATGGCCTCAGAAGAGCTTGACGGTGAAGTCGTCAGCTTCAGCACTGGTTTGCAAGGTGCTGTTGTTCTGCCTGGTCAGGTCTTTGCGGTTGCAGATGAGATGCGTGCTGGTGCGCGTCTTTCTGGTCGAGTTGCAAGTGCAACAACAACAGCGATCACGACTGATCAGACAATTACGTTGACAGGTACTCCTTTGCGTTTGACCTGCACGTTGCCTGACGGCACGGTTGAAACCAAGCAGATCTATTCTATTTCTGGGGCAGTTGTTACAGTTTTAGGCGGATTTAGTTCTGCGCCGCTTGCACAATCTGTATGGTCGATTGCTTCAAACGCAGTTGATCATCAAAAGTATCGCTGCATTTCTGTTGCTGATGGGGGCGAAGGTCAATATGCAATCACTGGCGTTGAATTTAACGACAGCATCTACAGCACTGCTGACACAGGCGGCGATCTGATCTTCCGTGATGTCAGCTTGTTCAATGATGTCCCTGTTGTTCCGGCAAACCTCCAGCTGTCAGGGCGGGAAGTACGGATCAACAACAACACGGTCAACCGGATTATCGCTTCATGGGAGCGGGGTACTGCTGCTTCTACTGTTTCCTACGAAATCCGCTACAAGATTGCTGGCGGCAACTTTGTTACTGCCCAGGCAAGTGGCACAACGTTTGAGATCGACAGCGTGCCAACAGGCACTGAGGTTTCTTTTGAGATCAGGGCAGTCAGCGGTGTTGATTCAAGCAAGAAATCACCCTATGTCTCTGCGTCGTTCTTTGTTCCGTATGAAGGCATCAACGCTGTTGGCACTGGTGAGAATGTCGTCATCATCCCGCCAACTCCCACTGACGTAACTATTCAGGCAACTGGCAACGATCAGGCAATTTTGCGTTGGGATATTCCTGGCACGGCGCAAAACACTGACGAATTTGTGGCTGTCATCCGCCACGCTCCACAGACAGATGGAACGGGTGAATGGGCGAATAGCACGTTGTTGCGTCGGGTCAAGGCAAGAACGAACTATGCGTTGCTGCCTTTGATTGAAGGCGAGTATCTAGTCAAGTTTGAGAACAACCAAGCGCAGCGCAGCAGCATTGCTCGCAGTGCAGTGCTGGATCTGCCAAATCCAGTTCCACGGCTCAACATCCAGACACGCCGCGAAGATACGGATTCACCGCCGTTCCAAGGCGACAAGGTTGATGTTTTCTACAGCTCTGACTACGACGCGCTGATCCTTGATGGTGACGAAAAGTTTGACGACGTTGCGGATGTTGATGCGCTGTCTGACTTTGATTTCACTGGCAATCTGCTGAGTTTTGGAGAGTATTTCTTCAACTCGGTGCTGGACCTTGGCGGTGTGTTCAACGTCTTGTTTGAGCGCACGCTGTCGACCAGGGGCCTGTATCCGGCAAGTTCAATCGACAAGCGCAATGAGCTGATCGACCGCTGGACTGACTTTGATGGTGCGCTGGCTGATGACACAACGGCGAACCTGTACTTCCGCACCAGCAACCAAGCGGTGACGGATGACGAGATGCTGCTGGAAGACGCTGATTCCTTCCTGCTGGAGGATGGCAACAAGATCCAGATGGAATCGTCAATCACCTTTGGCGAATGGGTGCCGATGGAGTCGGGCCGCTATACCGGCAGGCAGTTCCAATTCAAGGCTGAGCTGCAGTCTTTCCACACTGACCAGACACCGCTTGTTGATGAGCTGGGCTATGTGATGCAGCTGGAGTCACGGACTGAAAGCAGCGCGACGATTGCCTCTGGAGCGGGGGCAAAAGCTGTGACATTTACAAGTGCGTTCTACCAAACCCCGAACGTAGGCATAACGGCTTTCAACCTTGCAACAGGGGATTACTATGAGGTCACATCGACTTCTAGGACTGGATTCACAGTGACTTTCCGCAACAGCTCAAACACTGCTGTGGATCGCAACTTCCAGTACCAAGCAGTCGGCCACGGCACTGAGCAGTAATGGCAACCCACGATTACATCATTGCTAATGCGTCTGGTGCGGCAGTCCGCTCTGACCTGAACAACGCGCTTGCGGCAATCGTCAGTCAGAACAGTAGTTCGTCAGAGCCCAGTACAACCTATGCATACATGTTGTGGGCAGACACGGCCAACAACGTTCTGAAGATCCGCAACTCAGCCAATAGCGGTTGGAACGCATTTGCGGCGTTAAACGATACTGCGTTCAGGATCAGCTCAACGGGACAGGTTGGCATTGGCGTGACGCCTGCCAGCAACACTGATCTTGACGTTACTGGGACGATTGCACAGAACGTCGTTGCCATGGGT